CCTGTTACATTGTCAACTCAGTTCCACGTTGACACCCAATTCACTACACAAGACTTAGCATTATCTTTAGATATGTTTAGTGATCGAGTATTGAAGCCTGCTGTTGCTGCAATTGCTAACAAAATTGACAGAGATGGTTTAGTTATGGCTACTCAAGCTACTTCTAATATTGTTGGAACTGCTGGTACTCCTCCAACTGGTTTAATTACCTATTTGACTGCTGCTGCTTACTTGGATTCAGAAGGTGCGCCTCGTGATGGTCGTAGATCATGTATCGTTGAGCCGTTTACATCTGCAACAATCGTTGATTCTTTAAAGGGCTTATTTGTGCCTCAAGAAGCAATTGGCGAACAGTATCGTAAAGGTTTAATGGGTCGTGATTCAGGTGGTATGAATTGGAGAATGGATCAGAACGTAGTATCACAGACATTTGGTAGCAATAGTACAACTACTGTTACTGGTTCTGTTGCAACTACAACTGCTACAGGTTTCTTAACATCTGGTTGGGCATCTAGCTCTAACATCTCAATTACTGCCGCTAATACAGGTAACTTAGTATTAAACGTAGGTGATACATTCACAATTGCTGGTGTTTACGCTGTTAACCCACAAAACCGTCAGGCTTATGGATCTAACAAGCTCCGTAACTTTGTAGTTAAATCTGCTGCCACAATTGCTTCAGGATCTAGTGCAACTGTAACTGTATCTCCAGCCGTTATTACTGCTGGTCAGTTCCAAAACGTATCTATTCCTAGCACATCAGGTACTGCTGCGATTACTCAGTTCAATAGCACAGGTACAGTTTCTCCACAGAACATTATTATGCATCGTAATGCTTTCACACTCGCAGTTGCTGATTTAGAGTTGCCTGAAGGTGTACATTTTGCTGGTCGTGCTTCTGACAAAGAAATCGGCTTGTCAATGCGTGTGGTTCGTCAATATACCATTAATAACGACAGTATTCCTACTCGTTTAGATGTGTTATATGGTTGGTCTCCACTTTACCCTGAACTCGCTTGCCGCGTTGCAGCTTAATCTTAAATAAGGAAAAATAATCATGGCAAATCCAGGACCAGCAAGTAGCTCACCTATTCACCCACAAGTATTAGGTTCAAATCAAGCAATCCGTCTATTGGCGGTATTTCAAGGTGTGAACGTCAATGCAACTGGTGATCAGGCTGTTCTACCGATTCAAAACACAACTAACTATTCTGTTAGTAACGTAGTGTTTACAAATGCATCAGTATCATTATCTTCAGCAGCGGCAGGTTTATTTACTGCTCCGGCTGGAGGTGGTACAGCAATTGTTTCTAACGCTGCATTATCAGGATTATCAGCTTCAACAGTTGTGTCACAAAGAACTGTAGCTTCTACAGCTATACAATCTGCACAAAACTTATATATCAACGTAGGAACTGCACAAGGTGCAATTGCTACAATGGATGTTTATGTTTATGGGTACGATTTCTCAGTTCAGTCTTAATTTATACCCCCCCCTAAAAAGGGGGTTTTTTTTATTAAATGTTGTATAATTAAACAACCAATTCTGGTTTTCTTTGCAAAGGAAATTTTATGTCTAGCACTACCGTAACGCGTGGAAATTCACACGAAACTTTTTACATTGCTCCATCTATTACCCCTGCTGCCGTTTCAGCAAATACTACTGCTGCACAAACTTTTTCATTACCTGGCTTACAAGTAACTGATATTATTTCTACCGCAGGTTACACAGCTAATCAAACTACTGGTATTTTTGTTGTTGAATGTGATTGTTTAACTGCAAACGTATTAACTATTCAATTTGGTAATATAACAGCATCTTCTGCAACTCCTGCTGCTGGTATTTATGAATTGCAAATTGTTCGCGCAGAAGGCCCATTACCTACAACTGCTGTTTAAGGATAAATCATGGCAAATACATCGGCTTTTCGTTTTGTAGGGCCAACTACTGCTATTACCGTATCTACATCTAGTTCAACGGCTGTGACAATTACTCCTGCTGGTAATGATCAGGTAAATTTTTGTGGATTTTTAAATACAGGATCAACACCAATAGCTGTTAATATTCTTGCAGCAGTACCAGGAACAACATCAACAGCAAGCGCAGCAGTATTGCCGACAGGTGGGAATTCAAGCACTAGCTTTGTGTTAGGTGTTGCGATGTCTGCTCCACAAGTTATGGTTGTACCTCCATCATTTTCAATTACAGCAATTGGTACAGCTAATACATTGTATGTAATGCCAATGGTTGATCAAAATTAGAGGTAATTATGGCTGATATAGCCAAAACAAGTAACCAAAATTACTTACCAGTTCAAGCGTATTTTAACGTAGATGGTACGTTTAATACGTTTATTGGTCAAGGTCAACCATTTTATGCTTCGGTAAATCCTGCTCAATCAGGGTTAACCATTACTAATTCTACTTTAGATAGTAGTCCAATTGGTTCAACAAGCCCATCGACTGGGGTTTTTACTAATATTAGTACAGCTACAGGTCAAGTAACAACAACCCCAAGTGGTAATACTGATTTAGCCAATAAGTTTTATGTTGATACGGTGGCGCAGGGATTAGGCCCTAAAGCAGCGTGTCAAGTAGGTACAACTGCCAACATTACGTTATTTGGATTACAAACAATTGATGGTTATACAACTGTTGCTGGTGATCGCGTACTTGTCAAAAATCAAAGCTCTAGTCAATTTAACGGTATATATATTGCATCTGCAAGCGCATGGACAAGATCAACTGACATGGATGTATGGTCAGAAGTGCCTGGCGCATACACCGTTTTATTAAATGGTGGTCAAGCAAATACAGGATGGGTATCTACAGCTACACAAGCCGGTACAATTGATGTAACTGCAATGCCTTGGGTACAGTTTTCTGGTACAGGAACATATTTTGCAGGTACAGGTTTAACATTAGCATCAAATACATTTAATATTGCTAATACGACAGTAACGGCAGCAGCGTATGGATCTGCAAGTAATACATTAAGTGCTACAGTTAATGCTCAAGGTCAATTAACTGCATTGTCAGCACATCCTATTGCCATTACAAATACACAAGTATCTGGTTTAGGTACATTAAGCACACAAAATGCAAATGCCGTAACAATCACAGGTGGTACTATAAATGGTACAAGTATTGGTGCTACAACTGCCTCTACAGGCGCATTTAGTACAATATCAGCATCAGGGCAATTTACTTCTACGGTAGCAACAGGTTCTGCACCATTCATTGTCAGTTCTACAACTGCGGTAGCTAATTTAAGTATTGGTGGAAATGCCGCAACTGCAACAAGCGCAACAAACGCAACAAGTGCCACGACAGCAACTAATCTTGCTGGTGGTGCAAATGGTTCATTACCTTATCAAACAGGATCAGGTGCAACGACATTTTTAGCCGCAGGAACAAATGGTTATGTATTAACTTTAGCGTCAGGTGTTCCGACTTGGGCAGCGTCAACAGGTGGAGTTACATCATTTAATGCTGGTACTACAGGATTATTACCAAATACCAATACTACAGGTGCAATTACATTAAGTGGCACTTTAAATGTGGCGAATGGCGGTACTGGTGTTGTAGCGTCAAGTGGTGCTAATAGCGTCATGTTGCGTGATGCAAACCAAAATACATCTGTAAATAACCTATTTTTAGGATTTCAAACAGTTGTATCGGCTGGAACAACAACGACTTTAACAGTATCATCGCCAGCTAATTATTACATTACAGGTTCTACAAGTCAGACTTTCCAATTACCTAATGCGACAACTTTGGTTAATGGAGCAGAATTTACATTTAATAACAATTCATCAGCAAGCACAGTATCTATTAATAATGGTGCTGCTAGTCCTACTTTAATTGCTTCTGTAGGTTCAGGTGGTTTTGTTGTTATTACTTTATTAGATAATTCAACTCAAGCTGGTACTTGGGATAAGCATTATCAAGCACCATCAAATGTTACTTGGTCAACTAATACATTTGATTATGCTGGTTCATTTACTAGTGGTACATGGAACGGTAATAATATTGCTTTGAATCGAGGCGGTACAAATGCAAGTTTAACGGCTGTTGCTGGTGGTGCTGTTTATTCGACAGGATCGGCTTTAGCAATTACGGCAGTTGGAACATCGGGATATGTATTAACAAGTAATGGTAGTTCCGCGCCTACATGGCAAGCTGCAACAGGTGGATTAACGATTTCAAGCACATCAGGAGCAACCACCTATTACCCAGCAATGGCAACGGCTG